AACCACTTGCAATTAGTTGTGTTGAGCTTGCCATTTTAGGGAATGTGTCCCCCGACCAATACAGCCGTGCGTTAGCATCATCTGCAATAGGAGCGGGTTGTACGTTTACATCACTTACCCATTCGAACCAGTAGTCACTGCCACCAAATGAATATTTATAAATAGAAGTTCTATTTGCAGCGTTTAGAGTAACAGTAGTGCTGTTGTCAGTAATAGGAACTAATCGCCCACTATCTAAAACTACGTCTTGAGCAGTTTGAGCTATGGTATCAGATAATAGCCTAGGTGAAAGCTGGGGCGCGATTCCTTTAAATGATATAAGTTTGTAGTACATTAACCTTCCAGTAATAAGTCTCGTAAACGTGTGCTTCTAGCTCCGACTTGTCTGCTCCACTTAGAGTCTAACATTTCTTCGCCTGCTTTATCCCAATCTGCTACTTCCATAGCAGCTAGAAATTTCTTAAATCCTAGTAATCTAGACAGTCCTAAGTTAAAACACATGTTTACCATAACTCGTTGTCTAGCGTCTGTTAAGTTTGTAAACCAAGCAAAGATAGCTTCTAGTTCTGCCTTACAAATATCTATGTCATTACTTAGTAGAAAGTCTGATTCTTCTTCTGTAATACCTCGGTCATCTAAATTTCTGCCTACGCCAATAGTATTTTTATCTGCACTACATTTGTAAAGAGTAAGAACTACACCTTCGTCTCGTTTTAGTTCTTTAATTAACTCTTCTCTATTCACTGTCATTACCTTTATTACTGGCTCCAAAATAGAAAGATATAACTGCACTTGCTAAACCACCTAGGTAACCCAGGACTAAGTTTATCAAAGCTTCACTGTTTTGCTCTGGAGGCTGTAAAGTAACCATAAAAATATAAGCTAAAAACCCACCTAAAGTAGCTATACCCATTACTCTAGTTGTCCAATCTTTACTAAACCTAGTTCTTGCATCTTGTATATCTGCTGTTTCTAGTGCAAAAACATCAACTTCTAGTTCTTTCATTTGTAATTCAAACGCTTGTTCTGCTTGTTTAAGTTCAAGCATTTGTTCCGGAGTAGCACTTTGTACGGCTTTTTCTAAAGCTTTTGGTGTATTCTCACAACCAAGAACCTTTGCAACTACGTCACCTGCCATACCACCCATTGGCCCAGCTAAAGCTGAACCTAAAGTAGGAGCTACTGCACCTATAATATTTTTTAAAAATCCTAGTTTCACTGTATCTACCTCCTAAAAACGTGTGTAGTAAGCTAATAAGCCTACGCCCGTACTAATTAAAATCCAAAAAAACCGTTCTGTAAAAACTAAGCTGCTTTGATAGGTAGCCGTTTTAGTTTCTACTTCATCTAAACGAGTTTCTAATTTGTCTAACCTTACAAAAAAACGATCATTTTGCTTCAACACAGTAGCAACTCGTTCTTCTATTCTAGCTATAGATACGATTGCTTCAGTTAGTTTATCTAACTTATCTTCAATTTTTTCTAGTCTATGAAGCTGTGTCGGTTCCGCCATCTTTCTTCTCTTTTATTTTATCTTCATTAATAAAATTTTTAATTTCACTTGATATATAAAACTGAGCTGACTGTGTTTTCTTTAGTTGGTAAGACTGGTCTGCAATCTCTGTTTGTAGTTTTACTAAAGTATTAAACCCATCAATAGTACGTGGGGTTAAATCACTAATTGCATATGTTTTATCATCAAACGTTACTGTTTCTATTGCTTTCTTTTCTTCGGTCATATCAATTACTCCTTAATTGTAAAAAATTATCCTTCTAATGCTGTTAGTCTTGCTTCTAGTGCATCGTTTTTAACACTTAGTTCTTGGATTGAAGCAATCATCAGCGGGATTAACTCCGTGTACTTAACATTTAAATATTCTGTTTCATCGTCAGGTGTCAGTGGGTTTGCCAATGCAACAACCGCTTCAGGAACAACTTTTTGAACAGACTGTGCCGATACTCCAACATTTGCTTTATTGGTGCTGTCAGCTTTCCAAGTAAATTTTATAGGCTCAATTTTAGCAATATCTTGCAGAGCATTATCGTATGTTCCAGTTACAGTTTTAAGTCTAATGTCAGAATTTCCACTAAAAGAAGTAGCGGCGGCGGTTAGATTTACGCCACCACTAACATCAGCGTTTGCTGCTGAACCATATATAAACACCACTCCTTCTGCGCTAGAGTTTTCACCCAATGATATTTGAGCCATTCTTTCGTTTGTTCTACCATTTCGCCTTGCTTCAAAAATAGCGTGTCTAGTTGCAGTATTAAGATGGTAAACATTTACGATGTTGTTTGATGCCGCCTCATAAGCGTATGTCTTACCCACACTTCCATTTGATGTAGTAAAGTCTGATGTATTAAAACCAATGTTTCCAGCCGAAGCAATGGTCATCCTCGTAGTGCCATCAACATCAAAAACAATCCTTGAATTAGCCTGGTTATTGTCAGCATCAGCAGCTATTGCTATGTATTCAGCTTCACATAGTATGTGGTGTTTAAATGCATCTCCTACTTTAAAATCAATTCTTGGAACATTATTATTTATAGTTAGACTTGTCTGTCCACTTAACACTTTTGGCGAGCCTGTACCAAGACCCACGTTTCCAGCCGAATCTATGCGCATCCTTTCTACAAGAGTTATGGTTGCATCTGCGCTTACACTAGCCCCTGTATTCCAAAAGTGTGCTCCTGCATTTTGATAATACATTGCCGAGGCTTGAGTGTTTCTAGCTTTGTAGGCAGAGTTATTAAAGTATATGTTGTCTGACATTGCAGCAAAAGATGCTCCAGCCTTAGAACCCCAAAGCGACATTGCTGAACCAATATCTAACGCTGTGTAGTTAGAACCCCAAGCCGTTTCTGGAGCTACTCCTATGCCCACGTTTCCAGACGAAGCAATGCGGAACTTCTCGCTACCATTAACCTCAAATATGTAGTGACCATCTGCCGCCGCCATTAGTTTCATACTGTCGCCATCGCCACGAATATGAACGGTATCGTTAGCTGTTGAGTTTGCACCAGCCCCACCAGAGCCAAGCTGTATTCTAGCGTCTGTTCCACCGTTGAGGTGTAGGTTGTTACCTAAAATGCGAAATTTTTCAGCCCCAGCAGTCCTGAAGCTCATACTGTTATCTACATGATAATAAAAAATACGACCTACATCAGCATCATCTACATCACCAAAAGCTAACATTCCACCACCATTAGCCGCGCCCATGAGAGTAATACCAGCAGTTGAATTCTCTATAAGCAAGTCATCGGCATCTGAATTTAAAGTAGGTACAGTACCCACACTAGCAGTTGTGA